GCCACAACCACAGATTGCTCACCCGGCCGGTGAGCCCAAGGAGACGAAGAGTCGCGCTTCATGCCCTTGAGAATGCGCGATTCTCGCCCTCACGCCAAAACCAAACTGCCGTTTCTAGGTTTAATGATCATGTCGAGCCATTTCTGATTGGCGTGCGCGCGCGAGGCGTCGAGCGCCCGATCGTCCGGCGCGTAAATTTCGACGACCATGCGAACGAGAGTGAGAAAGTCGTCGCGGCTTAGCCGCTCATCGTCGAGCGCCATCCGCAGTAAGGACCAGCCATGGCTGGAATTGTCTTGGTCTTTCGCCATCGATCCCGTCTATGCGGAATCGCAAGTACGCTCACCCTGTTAAAGTGTGCGTGCGCTTCGCCGGCAACGCCGCCTCGACGATGAAGACCCGCCGGCCGATCCAGCGGTGCGCAAGCTTGGCCTTCCGAACCAGCGATCGAATTCCGCTTTCCGTGTAGCCCGAGCGGTGCGCAGCCATTTTGACGGTCAGCAACCCGGTGGTCTCGGCGGGCTCGGGCATGCCGACCCGCGTTTCGAGCGCGCTGATACGCTCGCTCAGCAGGTACAGGCCGATCAGCCGCCTACCGTTCTCGGCCTCAAGCGCTTCGAGCCTCGCCTCAAGCGTCAAGCCGCGCGGCGGGGCCGTTGGCGGCAGATCGGGCTCGCGCGGCGGCGTTCGCGGCGTTCCCGGCGGTAGGCGCGGCGCCCCCGGCGGCGGCTGCGGCGGCGGCGGGCGTCTCGGCGGATCGCCCGGAAGCGGCGCGGGCGGCGGTTTTGGATCGCTCGTGGCGCGTCGCATGTCGGAAAACAACGGCCACCTGACGCGGCGAGGCTCATTCATGTCGCTCACCACCCTGGCCCGCCGACATCGTCCCAGCATCGCGGCCGCCAGCTCTTCCACCTCTCGCCGGGCGGCGGAGGCGGAGGCGGCTGAAACGGCCGAGAACCTCGGACGTCGTCGAAGGCCGGCGTCGGCACGCGGCGCATGGCGTCGACGGCAGATCCGATCTGCGAAAGGGCGAAGAGCAGATCGGCGATCGAGCCGAGCCCGAGAGCGAGGCGCTTTGCGGCCCAGGCGAACGAGACGCCGAGCGGATCGGCGACGATCGCGATTTCGAAAGGCGCGGTCGCGCCGTCGGTGAAACCAATCTTGTAGGCGAACACGGTGCTCGATTCCTTCGGCGTTTCCTTGGCTTTAAAAAGCGCCTTCTCAATCCGCTCGCCAGCCCTCGCCAGCCGCGCCGCATCGTCGAGACTAAGGCCTAACGTGAGTCCGTCGACGATCACGGCGAGCGGCGTCGCCTCGTTGTCGAGATCCCGCTGCGCAACGAGCGTAAGCGTCGTCGTCGCGTCGCTGAGAGAGCCTTCAAAAAGGGTGACGGTGGTCATTTGTGGCTTCCTTTCAGTGCGCGAGCAGGTCGGCGACCGATGGCGGACCGTTGACGATCCGCACTTCGCCCTTTCGCAACCCTTGCGGCGGCGGCGGCGGCGGTCCTTCCAGCTTTTCTCGTCGCTCAGCCCAGCCGAGATCGGAAATCCAATTCACCCCGTGTTTTATCGCGGCGGCGCACGCATAAAGGAAAGTATCGTGCATTTCGTTTGCCTGCCGATCGGGCTTTTCCCAGCGGTACACCAGCTGTCCCATGCGCTTGTAGGGCACGCGGCGCTCGCAGACAAGCTCTTCATAGTAGGAGAGCGGCAAATTGTTGGGAAAACTGATATAGCCTTTCTCTTTCGGGTCGTCCTTGGCGAGATCACGATACAAGCTCGACTTGAATTGATAAATACCGACATTGTAAAAACGCTTGCTGTATTTTAGCACCGTCCCGGTCTTTTCGCTGCGCTCGCGCTGGACCCGAGCAATTCGAGGCGTCGCGTCGCCGGCGACGCCGCGCACCGCAATCACTTTCGAGGGCGAGTGCCGCGCGCAGTATGCAAGGACGTCGTCGGCGCTATAGCCGGCGTCGATCGCGGTCATCGATATTTCAAGCTGTCGGCCGCGAAAATTCGTAAAGCGGCGTTGCAAGAATTGATCAAGATGTCTTTGGCAGTCCGGCTCGCTGAAATGCTTGCCGATTGTTGCAACGTCGACGACAAATTTGTGGTAGTATTCGCCATGGCCGATGACTTGGAGCTCGACGCGATCCAATTGAACGTCGATACCACACGTCAAAATCAGCGCGCCTTGCGGAACCTCGCCGCGGGCGTAGTGCGAACGCGAGGCGCGGGCGAAAAGCTCTTGCGGCGGCCGCGCCGTTCCTTTGTCTTCGAAAGGCTTGCCGAGCACGTCGTTCCAGAACGTCTTTTCGCTCGCGGGATCGCCCTGCGCCCTGATCCACTCGCGCGCAATTTGCGGCCATGTCTGCAGATACGAGTAGGCGGACCAGATCCAAAAACTTCGGTGGTGTTTCGCGGCGTCCGGGTTGTGCGCGCGCCACTCGAAAGCCGCCAACATCTTCGGCCGATCGCTCTCCTCGATTATGGCGCCGCAAGTCTGGCAGACAAAATGCGCTTCGTCGGCCTTGTCCGGCACGAAGTTGGCCCACTCCAAAACTTGCATCGTCCCGCAGTGCGGACAAGGAACGTAAGGATGCTCTTGGCTGCCGTCGAGGAAGGCGCGCGTTATGCGGCAGCCCGGCGAGACCAGCGGCGTGCTGATCTTGAAGATTTTCGCGTCGGCGATGGCCCGCGATCGACTGTCGGCCATCAGCTCCGGATCGCCCATCCTGTTAATTTCGTATTTCGAAACGTCATCCTGAACTTGGGCGTCGATCGTCACCTGGCTGCGGCTGGCGGGGCTGTTGGCGCCGGTGACAAGCAGACGGGACAGGCCGTCCCGCCGCTCCTTGTAGAGAACCGACGCGAGTTGCCCGTTGGCTCTTTGCGGGAACAGTTCGCGCACGATTGCCGTCGATTTCATCAGCGGCGCAAGCTTCATCTTGGCCCAGCGGATCGCGTTGTCTTCGGTCGGGTGGCAAACCATGACCGAGCCCCGCGACATCGACATCCACCCCAAGGTGGCGATTGTGGCCAAAGCCGTTTTTCCGACCTGCGCCGATGCCGTCATCGTGACGTACCTGCAGCTGTCGGCCGGCGAGAGGGCGCGCAGCACCTCGTCAAAGAACGGGAACAACGTGCGGTTATAGGGCCCTTGAAAAGGCCCATCATCAAACACGATGTTCCGCTCGGCCCACGCCAGAAGATCAAGCGTAGGCGGCGGCTCCAGGGCCGCGGCGACGGCCTCGGCCGCAAGCCGCTCAGGATTGGCCAGCAGCATTGGCGGCCCGCCAATCGGCGTCATCGACAGCGGCAATGGCGGCCTGTAGGACGCGCCGAACCTCAGCTCGCCGGATGCCGCCCATTTCCGTGACCGGCATCAGCAGCGGCATGAGGAGCCTGTGGTCGCAGACATCCGGAGACCAGGGCCGGCCGACAGCGTAGAGCTCTATGGCTTTGAGCAGCCCCTCTGCCGTCATTGGACCACCCCCTCGTCGACCAGCACCGGTATGGCCAGCGCCTCTTCGCCCTGCGCCTTGGCCGCCTGGGCGCGGGCCTCGCGCCAGGTCGCGCGCATGGTGCGTAGGATGTCAGCCGGCGTCTGAGCCCGGGCGGCGGCGACGGCGTTGGCGATCGGCATGAACGACGCCTCGAAGGCCGACATGAGCCGCGCAGCCACGGCGCCGTACTGTTGCTGCACGTCGGCGGCCTTGACGTAGGCGCCAGACCGTAGCGCAGCCTCTTCCGACGCCCGCTTGTTGAAGTGCCGAAGCTGCGCCAGGCGCTCAGCCTTGATGTCCTCTTCGATCGGCTGAGCCTCGTCGGCGGATTTGACCGGCTTGGCTCCGTCGAGCTTCGCCCTACCCGTGGCGAGCCGCTGCGTGATGTTGAGGCGCTGCTTCAGTTGCACCCGGGCGACGTCGACGCGGATGCGCGCCCGGTGACCGTGACCGACGATCGCCTCGCCGTCGAGCTTGCCGTCGGCGAGCCATTGCGAAACGCGAGCGCCCGAAACGCCACAGAGATCGGCGAAAGCCGTCTTGGTCACCACGTCGTCCATCAGCTTAACTTAAGCGTCCCATTCCGAGCTTCAACTCGGCCAGGAATGGATTGGCGCGTGACTTCCGCCGGATGGTCACCGTGGTAAGGACCCTAGGGTGAAACCCATCCTTCCTCGGCTCGAGCGTGGTGGCGCGGCGCTGGCGAGCGCGGCAAAAGCACCGCAAATGAGTTGGGCAGCTTTTAGCGGCTAAAGTTGCTTCGCCACCAGATCGCCGAACTGGCGGCCAATGGCGACAAGAGCCTCCACGGATGACATCCCAACGGACTCCAGGTCTGAGAGCACGATGACGATCACCTCCGCAAGACCGGAGTGCCGACACGAGTACCGCCATTCGCCATCGTCGTCCTCGCCGAGGATAACGTAGTCAGCTGAAGGATGACGCTTACACTCTTGCCGCACAGGCGGTCGGCTATCGTCGATCAACGACACCAGCCACATGACGCGAATATAATGGCGATGATCCCGACGCCTTGCACAATTCTTTCACCTTTGCCGTTCATTGCGCCTCCGGCAGATCATTGGATGCGGTGGTCGAGCCGCTTCGTCACGCTGTAGCAAAAACCTCGCAGGCTTCCGGGTTTGCCGATCCCAAGAACAATTCATGGCCAAGTCTTGTGCTTCTTAAGAAAGCCGTCATCTACCCTATATCTGCCAAAATACTCCCAACCCCCACAGAACGCATTTACTTTAGTTGTGTAGCAGGCCACTTCGGACAATTGGGAAAACACATCGGCGAGCCATCGGGCCACTACGAGAGCGTAATATCGCCCGTATCGCTGGACAACAAAATAGTTTTGTCCGGTGCGGATCGAGCGGCGAATATCGCCTTGCGCCGCTCCTCCTCCGACCAGGACCACGGGACGGCGGGCGCCCGTTTGCCAAGCACGGCGAGGGACACCATGTTGAGCGCGGTCGTCTTGCC